TGAGGGGGTCGGCTCGGTTCTAGTAGGCTACCTAACCTACTTCCCGTTAGGGATTGTGACGGTGGAACACCGTCAACTAGGACCGTTCGGCAAAGCCGGACTTGTGACTCACATACCCAAGGGAAATGTGGCTCACGCACTTGTTGTCTGCGATCGACAGTCTAAGGACTGAGTGCCCTCGTGGACGATCGTTAGATAACAAGAGAGGTGTTTATGGTCTTCAGTTCATTTACGAACGAAGTCGGAACCCGTGTCCAAACTCGATATGTCAATGACTATATCGTGGAGTACGGTTACCGAGACTGGTTCACTCCTGCTGACTTTTATGGTCCCGATGTTACAGAGCGTTATTACGCTACTGTAACCACCGAGATATCACGGAAGCCGGCTGTTCTCCATGGGGATTTTCATACTCCCCTTGGTTACTGGAGAAGTGGCACTAAAGCTACGACTGATGAACCCGTTGTGGTTTCAACTGCGCGTATCATTAGTGATCGTCCAGTTCAATGGCGGGATGAGGTTACCCTCATTTCCACCATCTATAACATGGTCGAGATTGACGTTCCTGGCGGTGGTGGCTCCGGCCAAAACTGCTTCGACGAAGCCCAGAATGATGCACTTCGCGGCCTCCAGGCTAATTACTCTGGAATGGGCGCGAATTTTGCACAGTCTAGGAAGACTGTAGACGAGATGTCTAAGGTAGCTCTCAAAGTGGGATCCTTAATTAAGGCTCTCAAAAAGGGAGATTTCGGCAGTCTAGAACGACAGCTGAAAAACCTTACACGTGTCACACAGAAGACTAACCAAAAGGACATTGCTGGTTTGTGGTTATCTTACATATACGGGTGGAAACCCTTATTGCAAGATCTCCACAGTCTCCAGCAAGCTGTCCATGAGGATATGCTTGCTCCTCCTCGGCTAAAATCCACAGGTAAAGGTATTGAATCCTATACCTGGGAAAATAGTTCTTGGTCTGATAGTAAATGGAAGAAGAGAGGCACTCGTTTTCATAGCGCAGTATGCGTTCTGTTTGCGAAGGTCTCAAATCCCATGTCATATCAGTTGGCACAAGCTGGTCTTCTCAACCCAGCTGCAATTGCTTGGGAACTCGTTCCCTTTTCGTTTATATTCGACTGGTTTATTCCAATCGGAAAAACGTTAGAAGCATGTACAGCGACGGTTGGCCTCGAACCCGATGGGGGTTTCGTCTCCTTGAAATCCGACCTGACGTCGTCCTATTCGTTGCGTAAGCAATGGACAGAACAGCCGTCACCAGGATTTATTTCAAGTGTGAAGGAGCCAGGATCTTACGTTATCGTAAGCTATTCGTTTGTTCGAACAGCGCTCTCGGCTTTTCCATGGCCGAAGCTCTATGCTGATCAAACGCCCTATTCTACGACACGAGCAACCAACGCGTTAGCGTTGTTTCGCCAGCTCACATAGGGGGCAATTCCGCCTCCTATAGAAGGATCATATTAATGACCCAACTTGCCAACGTAGTCCTCAAGGATTACGAAGACAGTGACGTCACGTTTGTCCCTAGGGACATGCCGGGTGGTGTCGCGACCGTAGTCAATTCGACTGGGGTTCCTGTCGGAGATAAGACTCTGTCTTTCTCCACAACCAAGACGCAGGCTGGACGTAGGAAATCGACCCTTAAAATGGTCATCCCTATCGTCCAGAATGCTGAGGTAGCTGGCGTGTCAACTCCGACTGTAGTCCGTACGTCCTATGTGGACATTACGTTCTCATTCGCAGCCACGTCGAACACCGATGAACGCCGCGATGTGTTGGCTTATATTGTCAGTGCTCTTAAGAACACCGGTAATATTAAGCCTCTCATCGAGGATTATTCGGCGCCGTTCTAATGTACGGCGATCTTGCGAAACTCGTTGTCCGCGCATCAGTTGAGGTCGCCATTTCTATGGGACCAAGACTAATTCGTTGGGCAAAGGGGTTACGCCGGATAAGGAAATAATTTCCTTACCCGTCCTCATGAATGGATTAACCACATGAAGAATAACGTTCGAAACCAGTTACTGGTGCAGGACCTTCCGGAAGACTTGACTTCCCGTATTTTCGGAATGATCGACTCCTTACCATCATCTACGAAAGTAGATTATCTTAAGGAGGAAATCTTTTCGAAGTACGTCTCAGCTCAAACGGACCCTCCCTTAACACGGAGGGTAAGAGCCATTTCAAAATGGCTTTCCACAGAGCGAGAGAACGAGGCGACAAATGATCGGTTATTAATTACTCCGGATAATTATAAACTCTTACCCGGGGTGACCTTTCATCGTTTCGTGGAGTGGTGTCGCGACTTCATACGCAACATCCTTGGTGACACATTACCTGTGGACGCCCTTATAGGGTCGTTCTCGGGTGGTGCATCAACGAGTCGTTCACGTACTTGGAGCCAACCTTGTTCCAAGTATCTCGGAAAAGCACACATCACAGGTAGTTGCCTTCAAACCTTTTATCTCGTCTCTGATGAGATGCCGGGTTGGTTGGGAACTAATCCTCTAGAGATAGAGGAGACTCCTGGTAGTGTGATGTTCACTGTACCCAAGAAAACCGATATAGATCGGGTTGCTTGTAAAGAACCTGATCTGAATATGTTTTTCCAGAAAGGCTTAGGTAACTACATTAGTAGGCAGCTAAGACGTGTCGGGATAAACCTCAATGATCAGTCAATTAATCGATCATTGGCACAGAAAGGATCTGAGTATGGAACCTTGGCTACACTCGATTTATCGAGCGCCAGTGATTCCATTTCAGAGGGCTTAGTCGCCCTTCTTCTTCCTGTGACCTGGTACACCTTCCTTGATTCTGTAAGGAGTCATGTAACCATCGTCGATGGGGAAGAACATCGGAACCATATGTTCTCATCTATGGGAAATGGCTTTACCTTTGAGTTAGAGAGTTTACTCTTTTTCACTTTGGCGAAAGCTGTTGCCCATTTTCATAAGAACTATGGAATCATTTCCGTTTACGGTGATGACATCATATGCCCTGTTGGGCTATACGAGCCTCTCGTTCAGATACTTGAGTATTTCGGCTTCTCTGTTAATACAGACAAGTCGTTTTACACGGGTCCTTTTCGAGAATCGTGTGGTGGTCATTATCATAATGGTAGTGATATCACTCCTTTCTACATTCAGAGTCCCGTCACATCCTATACCGACCTCATCCATGTAGCTAATCAGCTACGTGCATGGGCGTCGTCCAGTAAAGCGAAAGCTAATAACTTTCTCCGTACTGGTAATAGTAGTGCCGATTTTGATATCATCGATCTTGATGTTGAAGTCATTTGGCTTCAACTAAAGAGGATGATTCCTGAGTGTCTTTGGGGTGGGCATAATCCGAGCTTCAAATACCAATTGGTATCTGAAGATCCTCCTTTTCTCCGAATCCAACCTGGTTCGAGGAAAAGAAACTCGGGGGTCGGTGGGTATTACCACTGGCTCAATGCTACATGGGCACGAACTGTTTCCACAGATGGCGTTGCCACCTCGGAATTCTCTAGCCAAAATCCTGGAAAGGATAGGCTTCGGAAAGTTCGTGATTCTGCAGTGCCTCAGCTAC